GTTCGCGTCCACGGAAAGGATTTGCACAGCGCCAACCGTGACATCCTTCTGAATCCCCGTCATGCGGCTGTAGGAATTCACGGACCCGGCAAACGGTGTGGCGAGGGTCACGTACTCACCCGTCACGAGGTTATTGCCGTCCTGCGAGTAAACAATGTTCCCATTGGAGTCCACTCCTTGAAACAGAACCCTTCTTGCGCTCTGCACGTCGGCTGCATCCAAAGCCACTGCTTGGAAAAAGAATGGCTGTGTAGGGGGGTCAATGAAGGCCACAGCATCATTGCGAGTCCAAACGGTTGTGAGGCAGCGAGCGAAACTGTTCCGGCATAACTTCGGCAACCGGCCATTACCAAACCTCAGATAGCTCTTGAACTGGTTATTGAGCGCTACCGGCCAGTCGCACACGTCGGCAAATTCAATCCGGGCAACCTCACGCGGCAAAGTGACGTAAGGGGTTGTCCGTGACGCCTGCATGAGAATTTCGGCGTAACTGCCGTACCACCCTTCGTCCCCCGTCTCTTTGCAGTACAACAGCCGTTCCTGACAACTGTTCACCACGTTTGCAACACCTACAACGTCCTCGCGACACAGCCCAACCAGTTGCGGTCCACGGGAGACTCGGAAATCGTAAAGGCGCAAACGCTGCGGCATAGTCGAGTTATCGGCTTATTGCCCGCATTGGTCAACTGCAAAGCCGTTAGGGCGTGTTCGTGATCGTGACGGTCGCGTTGATGCTTTGTGGTCCGGGCGGTGTGCCGGGGGATGGCGCTTTGACTCCCAACTGGACCGTAATTGGCAACGATTGCCCCCCGGTATTTGGCAACACAAGCGGTACGTCCATAGTGCCAGCCGCGATACTTAGGTTCTGGTAGATCGTAAAATTGATGTTGCCTGGTAACAGAATGGAGACAGTCAAATTTGCGTTCTGTTGGCTGCTGGGGACTTGGGTTCCTACTTTCACCACAACGATGTGCAGATTGATATTACAACCGATCCCGTTGTAATTGACGGTACCGGAGTTGGTGACTATAGCCGCGTTAAATAAACCGTCGGTTACTGCTGCGATGGCGATTGCTGTGCTGCCAGTGGCGTTGCTTGGTGTGAAGCTTCCACTTGCGCCCGCACCCCCAAGGGTGATTGTTGGATTACCCCACGAAAGTTGTGACCAGTTGGGGCAAAGCTGTACCGGCAAATCAAATGTCGTGTGGCAGGTCGCCATAATCAAAACTGTTCAACGGTGATCGTGGCGGGTCCGGGGGAGCATCCGGAAAATCTGGTGTAAACCCCCGCTGGCGTGCTGCCCGTAATTGATACACCAAACCACGGCTCAGAATCAGCCGCGTTGCCAATGTCCAGGAAGATTGACCATTGAGCGAGTTCTGCTCCGTTGCATCCGTTGTAGCTAATCTCCGTTTGCGCGAGTCTCCGTCCCTGGATCGAGAAGTTGGATGGGAAATTGAATGAATCCGCATCCCAGACCCCCGAACCCGGTCCAGCATAGTCAGGCCAAGTACCGGCCCACGCTGGCAATCCACTGGCCGCGCCAGCACATGCGCCGAAGTTAAACAACGCACCTGTATAGCCTGTGATTCTGAACCGGGTACCGTCCAGACCGGCTGGCAATGTGCAAGGCACGTTAGCTGTTGCGCAATCAGTGAAGAAAGCAAGCGTCGTATTGCCGAAAGCTGCGGGGTCAAATGCCTGGAACACCAAACCATAGAACCCCGTTGAAGGTGCCGTCACTTGAAACACCGTCCCTGCCCCAAACGGCGATCCAGTGCTCAAGACGTTGTTAAGTGAATCCACGAAATGGAATATCCCCGCCCCTCCGCTCCAAGTTGTGACATAAATGTTGGTCGGAATTCCAGCGGTAAGATTTACCAAGAACTGGATGTAATGCCACGGAGCGCCATCAAATGGGCTGACTGGTGATCCTGCCGTGATTGTGCCCCCGGTATTCAGACTGAGGCACGGAGACGGGTTAAGATCGAATTGTGAACTACAGGTCACGCTGAATCAGTCACCGAGACAGTAAAGTTTGTGTTACTGCTTGAGGTCGGAGTACCGCTAATCAGGCCGGTGTCTGAAAGCGTTAATCCGGTCGGCAACGATCCGGCTACCAGCATGAAGCTGTATGGCGGTACCCCTCCCATAGCGTTCAATTGCTGCGAGTACGGAGTGTTGGGCGTGAAGGTCGGCAAAGGGTTTGTATTGGTAATGCCCAACACCGAGATCGTGAAGCTCTTTTGAATGGCTGCTCCTGACGCGCTAACCGCCCTCAGCGTGAACGTGAAATTTCCTGCGCTCGTGGGTGTGCCAAACAAAAGCGCTGTGTTGCCGTTTGAAGACAGCGTAATTCCAGAAGGCAGCGAACCGCTCGCCACCGTAAATGTGAAGTTGCCTCCCCCACTCACGGTCACCCTGCCGCTGTAGGGAGTATTCAGGCAGGCCGATGTCGGGGACAATGTTCCGAAGCAAACCTTTAAAAGCTGTGCCTGGCGACAAGCGTAACTATGCGCTTCACGATCTGCCACGTCCTGTGAAGATGCGACAAACAGACCCGCTGCTACTTGGAATATGAAGGCAGTCCCGTCCGTGCAAAGCCCTGTGCATTGCTGGAGGGTGTTGAAGAATAACGGGTCGCCTGTTGGGCTTGATGGGTCCGGAGGAGAATCGGGGTCGGTGGGCGAGTGAGGCGGGTTGGTGGGCGGTACCCCGGGTACAGTGCATTCCTGGCCAAGCCGCTGCACGCACAACACCGCTTCCTCGAAAGTGGTTGCTGAACAGGTGATGACTCCCTGCGGGCTTTGACAACTCGCATCCCAATTTTGGCCGGGGTTAGGCCCAACTGAACCCGGTCCCGTTGATCGTCCCGGCAATATCGAACCTGGCCCGCTGCCGTAAGCGAAAAATAGATTCTGATCGGGCGCTTCCGCTGACAGGTTGATAAACGGATTTGAGTCATCTGTGCAGGGAGCCTTTATATCGCACGGAATTTTCATATTAACTGGCGCATGGCACGTTCGCGTAAAGTTGGCGCTCGTACTTGCTCGCGTGCAGGAATATACCACGTATCCGGCAACTGCCCTTGATCGTCAATCGGCACTGAAATTGATGCGCCTGATCGGAGGGTCTGGCCATTTGTTTATCGCAGACAGTCGGCGGCTTGGGGAATCCAATCGTTTGACGATAACCAAGCCCTTGCGGCGTGGGGGGTGTTGGCGGGTAAGTAAGCGGCGGGCAATTGGTGGGGATATTCTCCTCGCAATCGCGTGCGCTGCATTCTTTCCACGAAAACCACGGAATGTAACAGGAGTAAGAGTCAGGCCGATATTCCAACGTAAACTCTGCTGTGCCAGACAGACGATCAATCCAGAGTTCCCCACCCTGGAGCTTCTTCATGCTGAAATCGTCTCCCCAATTGAACGCGGGAAATTCAACCTGCCAAGTGATTCGGTTATCGCCGCTTTCAGTCAGTGCGCCTTGAGTCAGTTCCCACACCCATAATCCGCCGTCGGTTCTTGATACCACGACTGCAAAGGCACGCTCCAACCCCCCGAAGTCGCCGACAAACAATTGCAGCATATCAAGCCCCTCGTAATGCCCCTCCCACACGGGCGGCTGAGTGCGGCTCTGTGGCGGCTCGTTTAGCGGCGTGAAATCAAGCGGTATCAATGCCTGGTGAACGACACCCGCCGTTGTCTGTTTCGGGAGCGCCGTTTGCAGCATCCGATTGTTGAACGCGATCCCTGACGCAAACGAGAGCAGTGCCCGGTTGTTGAATTGAATGATCCGAGTCTCCGGGCTGGAAATAGGGGTGTTGCCTGGCTGTCCAAAATAGCGCGTGGCAATGATGAGGCTGCGGATCGCTGGCTCCAGCGATTGATAATACAAATCGCCGTTGACTGGCACAATGCAGCGATCCCCGGTCGCTCCGTTTACCAATTGCACAATTGTTTGCAGTGGCGCGTTGCTGTTGTTTGCTCCCACCCAGTCACCGCGACTCACCGGGACTTGCAGAGAGTAAATCTGTTTGCGCGTTGTGATGTAGAGCAGCCCTTGTCCCAACGCAGCGTCAATGTTCGCCGTGTGCGTCAATGCGCGGATGTTGCCGCTATCGCTCGGGATGTGAAATCCATCGCCGCCAAGCGCCAACGGGTTTTCTGTCACCCTCAAAATCGAGTCTGTGAAGTTGTAGGCTTGGGTTCCCGATGTTGTGTTTCCAACGATGTCCCCAGCGGTGTAAGTGCGCTGGTCGCCGAACACGTACCAAATACGCTGCATGTAATAGTCCATCGCGTAACCAGCCGGTATCTCGAATGGGAAAGGATTGATTTGAGCAACCAGATCGAACTTGCCGCTAACCCAAAACGGCTGAAAATTGAAATCCACCTTTTCAAGACTCAGCGTGTTACCGCTGATATTGGTTATGGTGTATAAACCCTGTGAAAAGGTTGTCCCTGCGTTGTAGATGGTGACCTGCGCTCCCTTACTCAGCGCTGCAACCGAAGACCACGTAAGGTCCACCGACCCACCGGCAAGCGGGACGGTAAATCCCTGCTGGTCCGTGCTCACGATGGTTTTAGAAGTCGCTGAGTTTTTAAACCCGTTTGAGCGCCTAAGAATCGTTCCATCCCAAAACAGGGGAAGGGTCTTCCCGTCCCCGGCCTGTATCACCAAGAACTGTTCACCCTGGCAGAAATAAGCGTGTGGAATGTCCTTGGGGTTACTCAGCCCAAATTTTGCAGACAGATTCACCGCCGATGAGAAGTCAGAGGATACTTGGTAAATCACCCCACCAATCGAAACAATCAGGTACGGGTTGCCGTCAAGCGGGCGATACAGGAACCCCCCTTGATAACCGACAGTCCCAAGCAAGCTCGGATCGCGCACCCCAACGAGCTTCAAAAGTTGGGTCCAACCGGAGCGCGGTTCAATGCCGCCATCCCTCACGCTGCCATTGACCAGCCAAGCAAGTTGGTCCCGCCGCAATCCATTGGGGTTAGCCTGTGTCGCGATTGTGGCAGGCTTGAGGCTGTCCACCCCGCCGATGAAATTAAGCGAGCCATCCGTTAAAATCGGAGAGCCGTTAGCTGCCATGTTGCTTATGCCTTACTCTCAAGCTTAAATACGGACAAGTGAAAACACGCCAAGCGAGGATGGAGAAAAACACGTCTGGCAAGAAAATGGAGCGTTACGGTCTGTGGTGGCGTGAGGAAGCACACCCCCTTTCCATCGAGTTGACCATGATCGCCAAGGGCGGTGAATGGGAGAAAGAGAAGGGCGGAAAAGCAGGCAAAGGCAACCTGTTCCACTACAAAGAAGCCATCCGGTTAATCTGGCCCGAGATAAAGCAGCATCGCTGGTTCAACGTGTTCATCGAGAATTGGCTGTCTCACAAGTACGTGGGTGTAATGGGGCCAAAAAATAGTGGCAAGAGCGCGTGTGCCGCCATCTTCCACCTGGTTGATTATTACGCGTTCTCCTCCTGCACAACGATCCTCGTTTGTTCCACCACTAAGGAGCGCCTGGAGGATCGAATATGGGGCGACGTTAAAAAGTTTCACCGCAACGCCATTGGCCGCTTTCGCTGGCTCCCCGGACATCTGATTGAAGGGCGGCAACGGCTCGTCACTGATGACCGGGAGCAAAGCGAGGATGGACGCGATTTCCGAAATGGGTTCATCGGCGTGCCGTGCAAGAAAGGTTCTCAATTCGTAGGTGTGGGAGACTTCCAGGGCATCAAGAACAAGCGGGTAAGGCTTCTGGGTGATGAGCTTGGTGCGCTCCCCAAAACGTTCATTGACGCCATCGCCACGTTGGACCAGCAAGGAGACACCAAAGTCACGGGAATGGGCAATCCCGCTCAAACAACCGATGCTCTGGGAATCCTTTGCGAGCCGCACGTCACGCTCGGAGGTTGGGAGGGCGGCATTGACCAGACCCCGAAAACGAAGACCTGGAAGACGCGCTTTGAGGTGGGTATCTGCATCCAGCTTCCAGGCTCCGATTGCCCAAACATGGACGTGGAGGAAAGCGAGCCAGTTCCATTCCCATTCCTGATCACTCGGAAGCAGATGGAGGATGACCTTAAAACGTGGGGAAAAGATGACTGGCACTACACCATGTTCAACGAGGGTCGCATGCCTCGCGGGCAAGGTAGCCGCCGAATCATCACACGCCAGCTTTGCTTGAAACACAAAGCCATGGAGGAGCCAATTTGGAAGAATTCTAATCGCACAAAGATTACCGCCGTGGACGCTGCATACAGAGCCGTCGGGGGTGACCGCTGCGTATTCCTGGAATTGGATTTTGGCGAGGAGGCTGAAACGGAGGTCGGCGATCAAATAGCCTCAGCCATTATCAACCAGAATTATCCCAACCGCGAAAAACGTCAAATTATCGCGCTCATTGACGTGTTGATTATCCCCATCAAATCCAGCGATTTCGAGTCTCCGGAAGACCAGATCGTGATGTTCGTTAAAGGCGAGCATGAGCGCCGTAATATCCCTCCGGAGAATCATTTCTTTGACGCTGGCATGCGAACCTCGTTGGTCACGTCCTATAGCCGCATTTGGTCACCGATGGTCAACGCCTTGGATTTCGGAGGTAAACCCTCGGAGCGACAAGTCTCATCGGACATTGACGTGTCTGCGCGTGATTACTACTCCAAATTCGTCAGTGAGTTATGGTATTCCGTTAGGCTAATCATCGAGGCTGAGCAATTCCGTGGCATGACCGAAGACATGATGTTGGAGGGCTGCGCTCGTGAGTGGAAGACGGTTGGCGCTAACAAAATCGAGGCTGAGACGAAGGAGGAAATGAAATTAAAGACGGGTCGCTCCCCAGACCTGTTTGATGCGCTGGTCTGCGGCGTTGAAGGCGCTCGCCAGCGGGGCTTTTCCATCCGTCGCCTGGCCAATAAGGCTTTCAGGGAGGAAGATCACCGTTGGAAAGAGGAAGTGCGCGAGAAAGCCCGTGAATGCTGGAAAACCGGAGCCGCAGACGTGACACTAAGCTTCCCCACATTGGTTCAGTGCTACGGTGAGATTTTGATTGATGCCATGCCAAATCTGACCAGCTTTTCGACACCGATCATGCGTCAGGCAGGTGCGGGAGTTGAAGGCATACGAGCAGCGTTCTCGAATCTGATGGCGAGCGTTGACCTCACCAGTCTGGCGACATTACGGGGTAACTTTAACGGCGCTGGTTGTGACGCGCTTACAGCATTGAGCCTCCCGGCGTGCAAGACCGTCACGCAGAGCCTCTACGCGCCCAACGTTCTTTTACTTCAATCCGTCACAGCGAATTCCGTGACTTCGGTTGGAAACATGGTTGTGTTTTCAAACTGTGCATCACTGACAAGTATCTCCATGGCGAGCGTGGTCATAGTGACGAACGGGGTTGAACTTGGAGCCAACCCATTGCTTATAACCGCAACGTTCACGGCCCTTCAAAGTACGGACCATTTCGATTGCTCCTTTACCGGGTTGCCTGCCTTGTCACTGCCAAACCTAACAACGGTGGCCGCAGACCTTATTTGCAACGATTCGGGAAACATTGCCACGATTTCACTGCCGTTGCTTGTCAGTGTTGGCGCAACCTTCAATTCCAATAACTGCATAAACGTGACCTTATCGCTCCCGTCTATGACCTTGTTGGGATTTGATTTCATTTTCAGCAACAACATCAATCTGACAACGCTTTCAATACCAAACCTGATATTTACGGACGGGGCTACCGTGGACGGCAGCAATGCATCCATTGCGGCGGGGAATTCTGCGGCTGGCACTGGCATTAACGGTTTGTTGCACCGCTTGGTATTGTCGGGTGTAACCACAGACAATATCCAACTCGCCGGTGGCGCAAATGCGGGTGTGGGAGCGCTCTCTGGGCAGGGAGCGGCTGATTTAGCAACACTGACAGTAGCAGGAAATACAGTGGTGCTGAACCCATGAGCGACCCTGTAACCATCGCGATCATCGTCTCCCTCGGGCCAACGCTTGTTGGGCTGGCTGGAGTTGTTGTAAGCCTGCACAATAAGCGAGCGATTCGGGAGGTTCATAAATCCACCAATAGCCGACTGGATCAGCTTGTGGCTGTCACCAAGACCGAAGCGCACGCGGCTGGAATGAAAGAGCAGGCTGACAAGGCTGGTTCTTAAAGCCTTGCTTTAACGCGGATAACCTCCCACAGTGCCATTGGTGAAAGAACGCGATGAACAAATTTTGCAGGTTCTTGAACGTATCGCGTGCGAAATTGAAACTTCAAATCATCTAAAACACAAAATTATGACTGCTCTCGATACACTCACATCCGCCATTGGCGCGGCAACTCAATCCGCTACGGCGCTCACCGCCGCCGTGGACACTGCCGTAACCGAAATCACGACACCCGCCGCAACCGATACACAGTTGCTTTCGCTGTCCAGCGTTGTAGTGGCGCTCCAGGGCGCAATTGACGCTCAGACGAAACGGCTCGTGACTGCCACGACTCCCCCGGCAATAACGCCCCCACCAACCCCGTAATCCCATGCGCAAAACACTTACCGTATTCGTGCTCTCAGCAATCCTGTTGGGCTGCGCGTCACAAAACCCGGCATACACGCCAATCGTCGCAGGGCAACCTGACACAAACACGGTTCCACGCTATGTCCCAAACACGGCGCTCGCCCAAGCCTCAAATGCCGTGGCGCAGGTAACAAACGCGCTGGCACCCGCCAACCCGTATGCGGGGGTCACTGACATTGCCGTGAAGGGTGTATTTGGAGTCGGCGGGCTGATCGCCGGAATAGTTGCCGGGTTCAAGAACCGCCAGAAGGTTGTTGACGCCATGGCCGCTGGAGTTGTGAAGGCTGGCCCGACGGCGGCTCAGGCGGTTGTTGATCATGCCTCGACTACACCGCACTTCACAGCCGTGATTGACGCCATCAACGAACAGACTGGCGCAAATCAATCGTTGACTGGCACCACAAAGACGGGGTAAGCTCTCCCCGACACTGACTGATTGCATAGACGACCCGGCCCGAGTGGACCGGGTTGTTTCATTTACTGGCGGTGATTCAGGGAGCCGGTTTTCCAGCATTCACGGGCTTTCTCGCGCACTTCCTCTTTCCAACGGTGATCTTCCTCCCTGAAAGCCTTATTCGCCAGGCGACGGATGGAAAAGCCCCGCTGGCGAGCGCCTTCAA